GGGTCCTCTTCACGCAATCTGTGCCACTCATCAATATAGAACTGATAAGGAGAACGAGTGTTTGTAGCAAAAGGTAGAGTAAGTTTAGCCGCTGCTTCCAAAGCAAGGATTTGTTTTGCTTTATTGTCAATCTCTTTTGTTGTTGGAGGAGTATCACGAAGTCCATTATCGTACTTATGATTCTCTTCCATAGCAATAAGAACTGTTAGGTTGCGGCGTGTTGCGTCATCATTGTCAAATAGAGACCAGATACGCTTAGCACCAGAGTTCTGTACTAATAAGTCCTTGGTGAATTCACCTGGTGTTGTACCAGTTGGACCATAAGGTAGAATCTCTTTTACCAAAGCAAGTCGTTCTGCATCTGGAACAGCCTTAATAAAGAACGAAGTTCCCATTTGTACGAACCAACCAGCACCTGGATTCCACCATTGGTTACCCTGGAATAGTAGGTCAAGGCTTGTTTTAGGAATAGCAAGAGGTCTGTCAACCTTACCAAAAGACATACGCTTTACCCATTCACCAGGGATATTAATGTATGTCTTACCATCTCGTTCTTCTGTAATACCAGCACGGTCAGGTGAGTTGTAAACTATGTCCATCTTGCGAAAAACGGTTGGGTCATTAACTACAATACGACTCCACTTTTCAGCCACATCAGCAAATGCACCAAAGAATGGGAATGCATAACGCATTGTATACGCTGCATCTACGCGCTCTGAGGTATCATAAACGGTACGACGTAGTTCTGCTCTAGCCCATTGGCGAGCATTGTTCTCCAGTTTGCGTATATACTCTGGTGGAATTGTATCACCAGGATATGTATCGATAGCATTGCGAACAAGTGCATCCATACGCTTACGGTAGAAATCTACGAATAATGGTTGACGTACTAGGTTTGTCTCTGGAATTTCGCCAAAGTACTTATAGAACTTATCGCGGATGCCAGATGCATATCGTATTGCTTGATGTGCTCCATTAGCAGCACCTACCTGTGCAGCGTTAACTGCTGGATAGTTTAATGTATCTGTACCAAAAGTCTTCTTAATATCATCATATGTAATCTTGCGAGTCTTTGCTATCTCTTTAAGACCAGAAGCCCATGATGGGAATAGTTCATCAATGTTATCCATGTTTGCTTCTGCAATAGCACGAGCATCTCTACCCATAGCAAGAACACGCATAATCTTACGACCTTCATCGGTCTTTAACAAGAAGTATTCGGCTTCACTAATCAGTTGTTCTCTTGGCTTATTCTGCAAAAGAATCTGGGTAATCTTAGAATTGCGTACCTGACGGTTAACAACTCGCTCATATGCCTGCGCCCAGTTAGGGTCATCGCCACGAATAACTACGAAATCACCAGTTGTTTCAAACACATTGTTTAACTTGGTGCGAGTTTGAGATAGGTGGTCATCTACTAGTCTAGCAGACTCAGCAATGAACTTCTTCTTAATAAACTCAGCCTGTTCAGGTCCAGCACCTAGTGCATCCTCATAGGTAATGCCATCAATGGTACGAAGACCTAGACCAAACTTATCTTTAACCTCTGTTTTACCAGCAAGCATGTTGTCAATGTCAGCAATCTGAGCATCAATTAAGTCTGGGTCATCAGCCAAATCACGCATAGCATCTAGTTCATCTCTATGCGCCTGCAGTTTGACGTCATCGCTCCATTGATACATATCTTCAAGAGATGCATCTTTAAATCTATTATTGAACATCTTACGAGTTGATTCTCTTAAGCCACCAACAAGGGCTAATGGTCCAGTAGTTGTAAGAATACGAAGGAATCCTTCAGTTACGTTTCTTACTGGATAACCAATACGGGCAAGAACCTCAAACTTAATAAGAGAGTCTAGACCATCAATTAAATCTGTAGCGCCAGCCCTAGTTCTGTAGTATACGCCCATCTTATCTGAGCGACGTGCTCTTGATAGACGGTTTAATGCGTTATACATTGTGTCAACATCAAGGACTGGTAGTTGTTTTACCAGTTGTGTCTCATTTAAAGGTAGCGGAACAATGTACTTAAGGTCTTCTGAACCAAGAACAGGGGTAGTCTTTGAACCAACTGGTACAACTCTACCATCATCTAGGGTTTTTGTTGCTCCAGTATAGGCACGCTCACGAATAATGTTGTGTGCCTTAGAGCGACCACCAGCAAATAGCGACCATGCTGCACGGACATCTGATTCATCAAATCCAAATTGCTTTGCTACAGTATTAAACAGTTCTTGTTCAATCTTCTGGAAAGCATTAGCACGCTCAGCAGCATTTGTTGCTGCAGTGTATTCGTTGAATAGTTCTTGCTTGCGTTGAACTGTAAACTGTGCCTTTTTTAAATCGTTCTCTAAGCCTTTAATCTCCTTCTTAAGAAGTTTAACCTCATCAGGAGCAAGAGTTTGAGTATTAAGTCTATTCTTTGCTATGTTGATTTGGTTGAGATATGCTTCTTCTTGACGACCAGCGATACCACGAACACGGCTAAGCATGTTGTCTACAGTTTGCACTGATTGATTATCAGTAAAGTCAATCCAACCACGAGGGCGCTTATAGAAGAATCCAGTTAAAACTCGTATTGGTGCTCCTGCTGCACCTGCTCGTAAGTCAATAAACTTCTGACTTCCAGCAAATGCTTGGCGAAGCATAGATGCTTTATTAAATTCAGGAATTCTAGTAGGGTCAAGGATTGCTTCTGCACTTAACTTCATGTGAAGTTGGCGAAGTTCATCCTCATATAGTGCTGCATTTTCTACAGCCTTCTCTAAGTCAGAGCCTTGGTTAACAAGGTCCATTGTAAGTTGACCAGTTGCTTTATCTCTACCAGCACCAAAGAACTTTGCTGCGGTAACTTCGTCCTGTAGGTTACCAATCTTGACTGCAATTGAACGGCTAGATGCCATAAGTCTTGTACCAGCATCAGCGTCACCCATTGCCATCTTAATGATATCTGCTTTTGTAGCATGACGCAAAGCAGTATCTTCAATCTTATTAGCATCTGCTAAGATATCCGCAAATGATGCAGGGTTTGCTGATTCACGAATAGCCTTAACACGGAATAAATCCGTAGCATCCATGCCATCGGTCTTCTTGATAAAGTCATCAAATGTTGCTTTTACTTTACCAGCCTTGAAACCAGTCTTTTCTCCAGCAAGAATAGCATTAAGTTCGTTAAGTCCCTTTACGGAATAGTTAATAGCCTTGTAGCCTTTTACTATTTTACCGCCAACGATAGTTGGGTCGAGAACAAATCGAGATACTACGTCAGTACCAAAAGATGTATATCGACCAACCAGTTGTTCTCTAAAGGCTTTTTCTGCCTGTTGCTTGTCATAGATATTGAAATCATTAGCAGCAAAAAGAATATGGTCCTGTAGGAACTTATCTGCTCCAGACAGTTTTCCAAAACTTACAGTCTTTGCGACACCAGAGAATACGTTTTCGATTTCATCTAGTGGTCTTCCAAAAACTGTACGTATAATAGAGCGGCCAGTAGAAATATCATGAGCCTTATCCCAGGTCTCTTTAACTTTACCAAAAGAAAAGTCATCATTCCAAATAGGATTGTTTTTCTCAGGCAGAGTAAGACCAAACGATACTGCTTGTGTTGTAAAATTATATGCTTTTTCTAAACCAATAAATACTTTGCCCCAAAAACCTGGTTCATCTTTAGGCTTATTAGGTGCCTTTGTATTATAAGAAGCAACTGCTTCAGCCCTATTTTTAGGTGGAGTAGATTTACCCATATCCAATGGCAATGCCATAGATGAGTTAACATTCCATCCAGCATAGTAAGTATTAAATGCACCCATCGTGTCAAAGGCAGAAGGATTTTTAGATTTCTGCAAATCTTGATACGCTTTTTGTGCGGCTTCTCTTTCGCTCATAGCAGATTAGCCCTTAGAATTCTCACATAATTACGGAACGCTTGTGATGAATTTGGGCTTTGTGCTGCAACCTCCAAGGCAGGTAGATAGGAAAGTAGTCGTTGTTTATCAGAATCTGTATCTGTGCTAGTTGGTAGCATTAAAGCCTCTGTTCCAGCACCAGCACCAAGTGCTGCGCCATCAGTTACTGGCACATCTGGTTGCTCTGTTGGAGCAGTAAGAGGGGTTACTTGCGGCATAGAATCAATTGGATTCATCAATGGAGCAGTAACATTACCAGCCATTGGTGCTGCCTGTTGCTGTTGCATTGTAGCCTGACCTTGTCCGTAACCTAAACCTGAATAGTATTTTGCGGATTGTGTACCGCTTTGTCCGTTTCCACCAGTTGCTGATACATTAGCAGGATTATTTTGTGGAGCCGTTGGGCGGTATCCGCCTCTGTTCTCTGCCATTATTTCCTCCTACTTAGAATACTGTATTTTAGTTACTATCGGGCCACCTGTAAAGATATCCCATTTAGTTGCTATGTCTATTGCTTTCTTAATAATTTTTTCTGCTTGTGTTGCAGTTTCAACCCTGTCAACTCTAAGTGCTTCCATAACACCAATAGCGATGTCCCCACCGCTACCAGAGTAATAGATACCGCGAACATCACGGTCCCAAGAGTAATCCTCAAAAATAGGATAAATGATTCCGCGAATGCTAATAAGAAATTGTGAATCATGCGCTGCCGCATCGCCGTCCTCTTTCATGTCGTAACCTGCGTCAATAAACAATTTGCGCATGGCAGGTATAAATTTCTTAGTTACGAATAAATCTAAATCTTCATTTGCTCTAGGCTTTGGTGGTGTCCATCCATATTGTAACAGATTTGAACCACGTCCTGCTCCAGAACCTGCAATTAAGATTCCGTTGTTCTCTACAATCTTTGGCGTAGCCATATCAATTGGACGACCAGAATCATCTGATGAGCGAGAATCGACAATAAACTTTGTACGTCAGGTGGTGCTGCTGGTGGCATCTCCATAGGAGATGGACCTCCTACTGGAGAGGAGGGAGCAGGGGACGGTTGCTCAACCTGAGGCGCTGCTCCAGCAGGAGGAACTTGTTCTTTAGGTGCGAATGTTTCTTCAATCGCATCTTCGATAGCCTGTCCCTTTTGTCTTGATTTAATAACTGCAGCAATCTTGGTTACAACCTCAGATGGGTCTTGTCCTTGTGTTGCCATTTGTGGGATTGCTTGAGTGTATGCTTGAAGAGAAGCAAGGAGTGCATTACGCATATCTTCAACTTCAATCTTCTCTTGTTCTTGACTTACGTTAACATTAAATGGAAGTTCACGCATTGCCATATCCTTGGAGATAAGTTTACCACCAAGTGCCTGAAGCATAAAGATAAGACCTTGTGCTGGATTTAATCCTGCTAACATTCCATAACGAGCAAATATTGCTTGCGCACTCTTGACCTGAGTATCAAATGCTCCCATAAGTGCCTGGACGCCTTGACCCGTAACGATAGACGCATTAACGTTACCTGTTCGTCCTTCTGGGTATCTAGCACCAATTCGGAGTTCTTGATTGAGCAAGTTCTGTTCTGTGAACGCTCCTTGCGGAATTGTGAGTTCCACTCTTCGGACTCCTGAAGGAGTGTTTGTTCTGATAACTGCATCTCCGCCAAGTTGTAGTTCTTGTACATCCATTGGTACGACGATAGGAGACTGAACAGATTTCTCAGCCGCTTCCATAGCAAGCATAGCAAAACGATTGCGAAGCAACTGGATACCAATAACATCATCAAATTGTCCACGCATCTCTCCATCAACAGTAGGACGTTTAGCAATGACAACCATCATCTTGCCGATTGGATTTTTAGCACGAGAAAGAACTAAGTTCTCACGGCTTGGTACGTATACTAAAGATTGGTCCTTATCGTAATAACGAACAATCTCAATTAGAGTATTGGTGTCTTGTTTAAAACCTGAGCGTCCAAGTAATTGAACTTCGTATTCAGGAAATTGAGCAGCCAACTCTCCAAGTGTTAATGAGTATACTTTAGCAAAAGATATGCATCGCCCGTAGCGGTCAAACTCAGGATAAGCCATCCGAGGGTTTTCTACGCGGATGCGAGGCATCTTCGCTTCGTCATCCATTTCAATAATGAATGGGACGAAACCATAAGTTACATAATAGTCCGCACCTGTGTACATGTGGACTTGCAAATCTGAGTGATTAAAATAGTTTGATGCAATGCGTGTACGATTGTCAGCAAACTTACGAGCACGGTCATTTACCTGAGAAGCGCTAGAGCAGTTAACTGCAGGTAGCGGAGCCATAACTTCAGAAAGGTCACGGGCTACAATGTCAATGAAGTTTGCTACGACATTTGAGTCTACGCCTTCAGGGAAAAAGTCTGGGTATACTTCAGCAATTTTGCCTTGACGGACAGAGAGGATGTCACCTGCGCGAGCATCGCGCTCTGCAGAACGATACTTCAAAGAAGCAACGCGAGCAGCAATCTGTTCAATATTAAGTGCCATTTATATCCTAACGATTATTTAAAAAAATTTTTTAAGGTATGACTTTATTAGTCTTTTTAGCCTTGCCACGAGCAATCATGTCTTTGACATAATTAGGGTCACCAGCACCCCATGTTTTAGGCTTTGGTGTTGGTTTTGGTTTAGCAGCAGGTCCTCTACTGAATCCCATATCTAATGGTGGATTACCACTGTTACGGCTGTAAGTTGGATTTACAAACTTATCTCCAGCCATTGCCTTTCTTGTCATTCTCATATTGGCTCCTAACCGTAAGTTTCAGACCATTGCTCAGCAAAGGCCTCATCTAAATTAACAGAGTATCTCATGTCCTTTTGTCTACGAGTAGCCCATCTATTTGTAGAGTATTTGGTAGCAAAGGAACTTTGTTGCATTAATTCACGTACCCTAATGATGGCAAACCAAAGTGCCATAACGCAGTCAGTAGGATTCTTAGTATCTGGTTTCCAGGTAATTAACTGTTGTGTCAGAGACTTCAAACCTTCTGAGCCTTCATTAGATGGTAGTTCTATTAAGTTGTTATCTTGAAATCTGCCGTCCCTCAGACTGCCAAACAAGGCAGACATAGAGGCCACACCAAATGATGTGTCCCATTTATTCTTTCCAGTATAGTGAGGATTTAACTTACATCCATACTGGGCTAAATACTGAACTAAGTCAGTGTCCATCTGATACGCCTTTTGATGGGCGTTGATTTCAACTCTAAACTCTTGTGGCTTATATCGTTCAACCCATTCCTCAATAAGAGCACGCTCTTTCTGTGGAGATGGGTCAACCATATTGACACAATCTAAAACATAAACTTTTCCGTCACCCTTGTTGTAGGTAACTGCTACGAAGGCAGACCTACCAGATACAGCAGGGTCAAAACCAATTACAGTATAAGTGCCTTCAACATGCTTTGGATGGCCTGGCGTTCCAGACTTGAGAGGTCCACGCTTGCGCATTCCGTTGCTACTTCCTGCGACGCAGGCTGGTGGGAAGATTGAATCTTCGACGACATCTTCTTGTTGGTAGACCATTGCCCAGATTGACGGAGCAACCTCAGACCTGCGAGTAAAGAGCGAGGGTCCATCCCACTTTGGGTAAAATCCTTGCTCATTAGGTTGGTCCTTCTCACCTTCGGCTCTATCCGTCCAAGGCCAAAGCGTCTTCCAGTTTTCTGGCTTCTCATCAAACTCAAGTACGGCTGGTTGAGAGAAGTATGTGAATGGAGATTTGCCACCTGTCGCCATTCAATTTGCTTTTCCCACTCATGAGAGTTTGAGTTCATCACCACATCGTCTAGGATAATCAGGTCGGCGCGAGCACCGTAAATCTGTGACCCGAATCCTAATGCTTGAACCGTAGGGTCTTTCTCGCCGCTATCACGACCAGAGCCTAGGTAAATCATATCAGCAGACCATGTCTGCGAATCAGCCTTGTATCCACCGTTAGGGCCGAAGGCCATTTGGAGTTTAGTCCAGTTAGGGTGGCTCATCCTTGTCTTAATGGCTGAAAGGAATTTGCGTGCCATGCCCTGAGTCTTAGAGACCACGATGATGCGAACATTCGGGTCAGTGGCTATGCGGTAGGTCACATAGTTGATTGTGATGACCGTAGACTTAGCATGCTCAGGTGGTACGTTAATCAGAACTCGGTTGCTGGCCGCAGGCTCATAGGTCATAGCAGGATGGAGCCAACGGGGTTCCCGACCTTCAATAAGGTCCACCCAGTCTTTGTGGTGGTCGAACAACTTAGTGTCCAGGAATT